TGTGATGACAGAAGAGGAGCTGCAAGGTATTGTCAGTTCTGAGATCGTTGATGCCATCTCCTTCATTGATGAAGACATCGCTCCCAAGCGTGCCCAGGCCACAGAGTACTACTTTGGCGACCCCTTCGGTGACGAAGAAGAAGGCCGCTCACAAGTGGTGTCCATGGACGTTCGAGACACCATCCAAGGGATGCTGCCCAGCCTGATGCGCATCTTCTTTGGTCCTGACCGTGTAGTGGAGTTTGCCCCCAATGGTCCTGAAGACGTACAGATGGCAGACCAAGCCACTGACTATGTAGATTTCATTTTCAAGCGCGACAACCCAGGCTTTCACATCCTCCACTCCGCCTTCAAAGATGCTCTGGTTCGCAAGACTGGCGTCATCAAGTACTGGTGGGATGAATCCGTAGAGGTCAAGGCTGAATCCTTTACTGGTCTGGATGAGCAGTCCATGATGCTGCTGACCAACGACGAAAACGTCGAAATCGCAGCCGTCCGTGAATACCCTATGCCTGGTTTTGAACAGCAGAACCAAGCCATGGGTATCATGGTTCCACCCCCAATGATGTACGACGTAGAGATCAAGCGTCGTATTAAGAAGGGCAAAGTCCGTGTTGAGTCTCTTCCCCCAGAAGAGTTCCTGATTGACCGCCGAGCCAAGTCCATTGACGACGCTACTCTGGTGGCACACCGCTCCATGAAGACCGTCTCTGAGCTGGTGGCCATGGGATACGACTACGACATGGTTGTGGAAAACTCTGGTGATAACTACGAGTTCGACACCAACGACGAATACCAGGCACGTAACCCTTGGGCTGTTGTGAGGGGTAGTACAAACCCTGATCCTACTGTCCGCCATGTGCTCTACGTTGAGGCCTACCAGAAGGTGGACTTTGATGGAGACGGCATTGCTGAGCTGCGCAAGGTCTGCACTATTGGCAACAGCCACAAGGTGGTCTACAACGAGATCACTGACGAGCGTCCATTTGCCTCGTTCTGTCCTGACCCAGAGCCGCATACCTTCTTTGGCATGTGCCCTGCCGATGTCACTATGGACATCCAGCGCATCAAGTCCAACGTCCAGCGTGGGATGCTTGATAGCTTGGCTCAGTCTATCTACCCACGTACTGCGGTGGTTGAGGGACAAGCCAACCTGGAAGACGTGCTGAATACCGAAGTGGGCGCTGTGATCCGTATGCGTGCTCCGGGTATGGTCCAGCCGTTCTCCACCCCGTTTGTTGGCCAAGCCGCCTTCCCGATGCTGGAGTATTTGGACGACGTTAAGCAGAACCGCACTGGCATCTCCAAAGCCGCTGCCGGTCTGGATGCTGACGCCCTGCAAAGCACGACCAAGGCCGCTGTGTCTGCTACGGTCAGTGCCGCTCACCAGCACATCGAGATGATCGCTCGGATCTTTGCCGAGACTGGTCTGCGCCGTCTGTTCCGTGGCATCCTGAAGCTGGTCATTGAGAACCAAGACGCACCCCGTATGGTCCGGATGCGCAACACCTTCGTTCCTGTTGACCCCCGCTCTTGGGATGTTGACATGGACGTTACGGTGAACGTGGCTGTGGGCGAGGGAACCATTGAAGAGCGTATGGCCATGCTCAACCAGATTGCACTGCGTCAGGAAGCGATTATTGAAGGCTACGGTCCAGATAATCCTGTGGTTACTCTTCCCCAGTACACCAATACCCTTGCCAAAATGCTCCAACTGGCTGGGTTTAAGGATGCGCAGAACTACTTTAACCAGCTCCCTGCTGACTTCCAAATGCCTGAAGGCGAGCCGCCGAAGCCCACTCCGGAAGAAACTCTGGCACAAGTTCAGGCACAGGCTATTCAGGCTGATATTCAGAAGAAAGCCGCTGAGCTGGAGCTGGAGCGCGAGAAAATGCTCCGTTCTGATGACCGCGAACGAGATCGTATCGAGCAGGATGGTATTTTGCGCAGATATGAACTAGAATTGAAATACGGCGTACAAATTCAAAACGCCGAGATCCAAGCGGCCATGAACATTGACCGTGAGGCCATTCGACAGGAAGCTGCACTGAACCAGGCCGTAGTTAATGCGGCAACTCAACAGCCTCCACAACCGATGATGTGAGATGGACGACGAACAACTGAATTTTGAGCGCGGACAACGAGCAAAGCGTCTTTTAGAAGATGACCTACTCGTAGAGATGCTGAAAAAGGTTGAGGATGATTGCTACCGGGAAATCCGGGCAACCAAGCTGATGGAGAAAGAGGTGCGTGAGCAAGCGTACCTTCTTTTGACCACAGTGGACATTCTCAGGTCTAAGCTACGTGCTGTTTATGACACTGGAGTCATGGCAGAAGTTTCTATGAAACGCCGTGGCCGTCCGCCAAAAGTAGTTGTTTAATCTAAAGAGGTAGATATGTCCGATCAAGCAGAAGCAGTCGGTTTGAATGTACACGAAGCAGCAGATACCTTTGCTCAGATGATAGACCAGGACGAAGGTCCGGTTGACACTGAAGAGCAAGCACCCTCAGAGGAAGTGGCTGAGGAAACCGAAGAAGAAGAATCTGCCGAATTGCAGGACGAGGCAGAGGATGATTCTGAGGATGAAGTAGAAGGCGACGAAGAGGAAGTCGAAGAGAGCGAGCCTCAACCCGAGAAATTCACTGTTAAGGTTAATGGTGAAGAGCTTGAGGTCACGAAGGAAGAGCTTCTCCGAGGCTACCAACGCGAAGCTGACTACACTCGGAAAACGCAGAAACTTGCAGAAGAGCGCCGTTTGGTGGAGTCTGAGTTTCAGCAAGTACGAGCCGAGCGCGAGCAATACGCTCAAGTTTTGGGTCAATTACAGCAGCGTTTGCAGGAGATGAATCCTGGTGAGCCTGACTGGGAGCGACTTGAAGCCGAAGACCCTATTGAGTACGCCCGTCAATGGACGCACCACCAACGTAGGGCTCAGCAACAAGCAGCTATTCAGGCTGAGCAAGCCAGGTTGCAGCAACTGCAACAGGAAGAGTCCAGGAAGCAAGTACTAGAGCTTTTGAAGAAAGAGGCCGAAGCGGTAAGGGAGAAAATCCCTGAGTGGAAGTCTCCGGAAAAGGCAAAAGCAGACGGTAAGGCTCTCTTGGAGTATGGACAGTCTTTGGGTTTCTCTGAGAGTGAGTTGGGAGAGATTACGGATTCACGGGCATTGCTTGCTTTGTACAAGGCATGGCAGTTTGACCAGATGATGAGTAAGAAGCCTCAGCTCCAGCAGAAGATTAAAAAAGCCCCAAAGATGGCCGCTCCAGGCTCGAATAACTCTGTAAGCCAAAAGAGTAGCGACATGAAACGCGCAAAAAATCGTCTTGCACAGTCTGGTAGCGTCAAAGATGCTGCCGCTCTTTTCGACAAATTCATCTAAGGAACCATTATGGCCGCCGTAACCAACACCTATACCCGATACGATGCAAAGGGTATCCGCGAAGACCTCTCCAATGTGATCTATCAGATCTCTCCGGAAGAGACCCCCTTCATGTCCAACATTGGCCGTGAGAACGTCAAGAACACTTATTTCGAGTGGCAAACTGACGACCTGGCTGCTGCCGTTACCACGAACGCTCAGATCGAAGGCGACGACATCACCAGCTTCTCCTCGACCTCTGCCACCGCTCGCATTGGCAACTACACCCAGATCAGCCGTAAAGATGTCATCATCTCCGGCACTCTGGAGTCGGTTGACAAAGCCGGTCGTCGTAGCGAACTGAGCTACCAGATGGCCAAGCGCTCTGCCGAACTGAAGCGTGACATGGAAACCACCATGCTGGCTAACCAAGCCGCTGCTGCTGGTGACGCCTCTACCGCCCGTAAGACCGGCGCTCTGCTGGCTTTCCTGAAGACCAACACCAACGAAGGCACTGGTGGCGGCGATCCGTCGTACACCACCGCTCCTACGGATGACCGTACGGACGCTACCGCTGGTGATCTGCGCTCGTTCAGCGAGACCCTGCTGAAGGACGTGATCCAGAAGGTGTGGACTCAGGGTGGCAAGCCCTCCATCGTGATGGCCGGTCCTGTTAACAAGCAGAACCTGTCGAAGATGGCTGGCATCGCTGGTCAGCGTTTCAATGTGACTGGCGCTAAGCCCTCCACCATTGTCGCCGCCGCTGACATCTATGTGAGCGACTTCGGCAACGTGAGCATCGTCCCGAACCGCTTCCAGCGTGAGCGTGACGTGTTCGTGCTGGACCCCGAATACGCATCGGTTGCCTACCTGCGTCCGTTCCAAACCGTGGAACTGGCCAAGACTGGCGACGCCGAGAAGCGTATGCTGGTGGTCGAGTGGGGCCTGAAAGTTCACAACGAGAAGGCACACGGCGCTGTTTATGACCTGAACAGCACCATCCAGTCTTAATCAAGACAAGGGGGGAGGCTAAAAACCTCCCCCTTCATACATGGACAAAAGAATTTTTGATATTGATCCGGTCACAGGATCTAAAAAGATTTGGCACTACGACAGTGACAAAGATGAAGCCATCATCGAGACTGTTGTTGACGCCTCCGAGCTTGTTGAAAACAACAAGGCCATGTTCAACTCCTACGACGAGAGAGCCAACTGGAAGGGCGATATGCACCTGGTTGCTTCAATCCCGATGGAGCTGTACATGAAGTGGAAGATGGAAGGCAAACTTGAGGACCAAGCGTTTATGAAGCGCTGGCTCAACGACCCTGACAATCGTCTTTTTAGAACCCGACCTGGAGAAGTTTAATGTCGAATATCATTGGGATTCTTGTCCCAACACGAGATTTCGTTAATTCTGGTTTTGCTTTTGATCTTGCCCGTCTTGTCGGGTATACCGTAGGAACCACCGCCAACAAGGTTGTGATCTACACCAGCTCGGGGACCTTGCTTTCCTCGCAGCGCCAAGATCTCGCAACTGACGCCATTGACGCTGGTTGCACCCATACGCTGTGGCTTGACAGCGATATGCGATTCCCCAAAGAGGCTTTGGTTCAGCTTCTGGCCCGAGATGAGCCCATTGTTTGCGCCAACTACGCCAAACGCCGCTTCCCAACCGAACCCATTGCCATGCGTGCCAGAGAGAATGTGGACGATGACAAGGCCATGCTGCGTGTATATACAGACGAGAACGCCTCTGGTCTGGAGCAGGTTGACTATTGCGGAATGGGCGTTATGCTTGTCAAGGCAGAAGTCTACAAAAAGATGGAATATCCTTGGTTTGCCATTCCTTGGGTTCCTGCTGCAAAAGGCTATATTGGCGAAGATGTCTGGTTCTGCCGACGAGCCAAAGAACAAGGCTTCCCAACCTATGTTGACCATGATCTAAGCCATCATGTTCACCATATTGGTACTTTTGAGTACAAGCACGAACATACCCTGATTTGCAAGGAAACGGCAAATGGATCTTAGTACGTACAGCGGCTTGAAGGCCGCAGTTGCTGACTATCTGAACCGGGATGACCTGACAACGGTTGTTCCCGGTTTTATCGCTTTGGCTGAGTCCAAGTTCAACCGTAAGCTGCGCTTGCGTCAGATGGTCAAACGGGCAACTGCAACGATTGACACCCAGTTCTTTGCTTATCCTGCTGACTGG